ACTTGAACCTAACGCATTACCAACGCCAGGCCGACTTGATCCACGCGCTGCACATCGCCGCAATGCCCACCCTCATCCTTGAGGGCTGGGACCCCGACGCCGGCAGCACCAGCATCGGCGTGAACTATGCGTTGTCTATGCAACCGGGCAACAAGGCGTATTACGTCCAATCCGACGCCACCAGCTTCGACGCCCAAAGCAAAGAACTACAAGCCCTCGAAGCCCAAATGTCCACGCTTGGCGTAACCAAACTCTTTGGCCAAAAGTTCGTTGCTGAGTCTGCCGAGGCCAAACGCATTGACCAAGCCCAGTCCAGCAGCGTCCTCGCCATCATCAGCCAAGAACTCGAAAGCGCCCTCAATCAAGCCTTCGAGCTAGCCGCTAAATACATCGGCATGGAACCGCCGGAAATCAGCATTGCCCGCGATTTCGACTACTACCGCCTGATCGGCCAAGACATCTCAGCCATCATGCAACTCAACCAGGCCGGCAAAATTACCGACCACACAATGCTCGACATCCTCCAGGCTGGCGAAATCCTGCCCGACGACCTCGACATCGACGCCGAACTGACCAACCTGGCCCAAGGTCTTCAAGAAACACCCGAATCCCACACCACTGCCCTTCCCACTGAACCCGCATCTACGGTTTCCCCAGCCGCTTAAGTAAAAGTTTTCCCTCTTATCTTGTAGACTACATACGTCTAAGTATCACACCAACGTGTCAGAAACTCCAGAAGTGACGCCGGTCCCTGTGGAACCGACTGCACCCCAGCCTGTGGCTGATTCCGTCGATTTCGCTACCCAACTCGAAGCCCTAAAGGCAAAAAACGCCGAGCTTATCGGTGAACGCCGCAAGGATAAAGAAGTCCGCGAACAACTCCAAAAACAACTCGACGACTTCAAAACCGCCCAAGAACAAGCCAAAACCCAAAAACTAGCCGAAACTGGCGAATACAAAACCCTCTGGGAAGAAGCACAACAAACAGTCGCAGAACTCAAGCAGCAACTGCAATCCCGCGAAGCCGAAATTGCAGAAATGCAACAAGGTTTCACCCGCGAACAAATTAAATCCGTCGCAATCAGCCAACTCTCAACTGCTGGTGCAGTTGCACCGGAACAGCTGTATCGTTTATTGCAGGACAACCTACGCAGTAAAGATGGACAGCCTGTGGCTGTTATCGGCGGCGTAGAAGTTCCAGTTAGCGAGTATATCGCTAATCTTCGCAACCCAGGCAGTGGCTACGAACATCACTTTGCAGCCACCAACAGATCAGGCATGGGAGTTTCGGGCAGTGCCCGTCCCTCCGCACTACCCGGTCAAGATAACCCCTGGCGTAAAGAAACCTGGAACGTCACCCAACAAATGATCCTTCTCGGCAAGGATCCCGACATGGCCCGCCTATTGAAGGCCGAGGCCAACGCCTAGCCCCTGTGGGGCGCCACTAACCCGCACTCCACTGGAGCCCTCAAATGTCTGCCAACCTGTCCAACTATTCCGGCGGTACTTTCCTGTCGGATCTCGTTGCCCGCCCCGAGTTCCTCGCTTACACCAGCGAGGGCATCTTCGAGCAATCGAAGTGGATCCAAAGCGGCATCGTGCAACGCAACGCTGCCCTGGATGCCCGCGCCGGCGGCACCCGCGTCCGCGTCCCTTGCTTCGACCCCCTCAACCCCACCGAAGAGGTCATCACCTCTGCTGCCAACTGGGGCACCTCGGCTGCTGGCTACCTGACCCCAGGTAAAACCAGTGCCGACGAACAAATCATGACCATCCTGCATCGTGGCTTCGCCTACGCCGCAGATGATCTGGGCAAACTCGGCTCTGGCGCCGACCCCCTGGCCCACGTTCGCGACCAGTTGACCGCCGCCATCAACAAGCTGAAGACCTCCACCCTGAAAGCTCAACTCCTGGGTCTCTTCGGTGGCATCTCTGCTGCTGGTGTGCTTGGTGCCAACCAAGTAAACGTGACTGGCACCACCTCCGCCACGGAATCCAACTACATCTCCGTGGGTAGCGTCATCAAGGCCAAAAATGCCCTTGGCGAACGCGGCGAGGAGCTCGATACCATCGCCATGCACTCGGCTGTTGCTTACTACCTGCAACAGATCGGAATGCTGACCTTCAGCACCTCCTCCTTGGCTGCTGCTGGTGCCGTGACCTGGGGCGCAGGCGGCGTTGGCGTGACCCAACCTGAAGTCGGCTACTTCGCCGGCCTCCGCGTTGTGATCGACGACCAACTCACCTATCTGGCTGGCGGCACCGCCACCCACTTGGTGAAGTACCCCGTCTACCTGTTCAAGTCTGGCGTGGTGATGGAAGGCGTCCAACAGGACCTGCGCCTGGCCGCCGACCGCAACATTCTGTCTATGCAGGATGTGATCGCTGTGGACTACCACTACGGTTTCCACATCGCTGGCACCAAGTGGGCCGCCGCTGGCGACAACCCCACCAACGCCTCCACCACGGGCAACCTGGCCGCCACCGCCAGCTGGAACCTGACCTACGCGACCACCAAAATGGTGCCCATCGCCCGCCTGCTGGTCAACACCCCGTTCGATACCTCGGTCTACTGATCTCAGTAGTCAGAGTCAAAAGAAAGGGGGCCGCAAGGCCCCTTTTTTCTTATCAATCCTCAATCCCAAGCCGCTTCTTCTCCTGCCCCTCGAACGCATACGCCGAATCAATCACCATCTTGTACGACTGCACCACGCACTGATTCACCAGCACATAAGAAACCTGCAGTTCTTCCGCGATGGCTGGAACATCCAACCCTTTTTCACGCAACCGCTGGATCTCGGGCGCCACATCCACCCATTTCCGCACTTTGCTCAAATCGAGTTTTGACACCTCTGCTTCTACGCTTGGGACATCAGTCTTACGGGAAACCATGAAAACAGTACGTTTTTACATCCAACAGGATAATCGCACCTGGACAGAAGACGTAACTTACGCAGCCCGCCACGAACGCCAAGCCGACCTAGAGCTGACTGGGGCCACCATCTACCACGCCACCCTGCTGACCCCACCTAAAAAAGCAAAAACCGTCAAAACCCCTACCTGGCTCTAAACTACTAACAGTTTTTGCGTCAAAAATGTCCTCCACTGTCCGCCTCCACTGCGAAAAGGAGGACCGCAGCGAGCAAAAAACGCTTGACATTCCAAGCCTGCTGGCCAAACAACTCCGCCGCCGCCTCGAAAAAGCCGGCTGGATCGTCGAAGAAGAGCTGCTGAAATGACCGTCACCGTCGACGCCACCCTCGCTGGCGCAAACTCCAACTCGTATATCACGGTCGCCACGGCCACGGCCTACTTCGACAACCGCCTGGATTCCGGCGACTGGACTGCCGCCAGCTCTGACACCAAAGCCGCCGCCATCATCACCGCCACCACCTGGCTGGAAGGCCTGGAGTATTCCGGCAACCGCGCCACCACAACCCAAGCCTTGAAGTGGCCCCGCACCGACATCACGTGCGACGGCATCGAAGCCGACGAAACCTTTATCCCCACCGAAATCAAAAACGCAACCGCTGAAGTTGCCCTGGCACTCATCGGCAACCCGGACTTGATGCGTAAATCCTCTAACGGCCCCGGCGCCTACGACCGCGTGGAGTTGGGTGATCTCAAAGTCCAATACCGCACGGATATGTCGATCAACAACATCGACCGCATCACCGACGTGCTGCCCTGGCTTCGCAGCTTTCTCGGTTGCTGGGCCGCCAGTGTTGGCAACCAAGGCCAAGTACGGCTGTACCGCAACTAAGCCATGTCCCACGTAGACGATACCTTTGCGTCAATTCCCGCATCAATCCTCACCGATTGGGGCCAAACCCTTACATACATCAAAACCAGCAACCCCCGCACCTACAACCCAACCACTGGAGCAGTCACCGGCGCCGACGTAACAGTTTCACTTAAAGGCGTCATCACCAACGTCAATCCACGCGAATATGACGGTTTGTATCAAACTACAGACTTAAAAATCATCATCGGCAACGCCGAGCTTGGCACCTACTACCCCACCGAGCTGGATCGCATCCAATACCAGCAGGATGGAGCAACCCGCGAGGCTAAAATTATCAGTATCAGTAGCTATCGCGGCGACAACGCCATCCTTCACACCCTCATTGCGAGACCCCAATAATGGCCCGCCGCATTGGCACAGCTCGCAACGATGTCCGAAATCTTCTTCCAGATTTAAGGGCAGCTATCAATAATGCTGCACGTCAAAGTGCCGTAGAAATAATGAACGGTTTAGCTAAAGCAGGCCCCGTTTGGAGCGGCGAGTTTAGGGATAACTGGGTAGCAGATCCACTCGGATCAGTTCAAGCAGCTGGTTCTTTTGGCCAATATCCCTACACACTTGATAACGTTGCTGTTCTAAAAACAACGATCAAAGAAACAGGACGAGTAACAAAATTTGAAATCACAAATTTATCTGACCATGCCGAAATCGCCTTGGATCTAAAACAAGGTTATTTTTACCCGAATGGCGAACCAGTTGCTGATCGCGTAGTTGTTTCGACGGGTTCTAGACCTGTTCCTGGTTTCCGTGGTGATGTATCAGGCTCAGGTAACCGTACAAGCAGCGCACCTCTCGACTGGTATAAAACGTATATTGATGGTGGCGCAATGCAAAAAGATTTAGCAAACGGTGTACGCCTAGGTTTCAAACCATGAACTACCAAGCTATTCGCGCCGCCGTCGAAAACCCCCTGCTAACAGCGTTTAGCTCACTGGTGCCTGCAGTACCCGTTTATTTTGACAACATCACAGCTGCCCCAGCAAACACAACAACCGAATACGTCCGCGTCAACGTTACTTTCGGTCTGACCAACGATCCAACACTAACTTCCAGCGTCGATAATGCGCGTGGAGCCATCATCATCCGCATTTTCACGGAAAAAGGCAAAGGCCCCGCACGTAATCAAGTCCTAGTCAATACTGCAGTAAACGTGCTGGAAACCATCAATAACACTGCAAAAACAAACTCGGGCGTCTTTTTCCGTGTTGGCAGCATCAACGGTCCATCATTTTCTGCATCTGAAGTGTCTCCTCATTTTGTGGGCCGAATCGACACTTCCTATACAGCAACTGTGCTGTCGTAAGTAACAAATCTAAAACGCGCTAACCTGTATTAAGCCGGGCAGTGCCCGCCCACAATACCCCTCACTGGTACGCCCAATGGCCACCACTGTCCTGTCCGGCACGTCCGGCGCCCTCTACTACAAACCCGCTGGCACCACCGCCG